TCAGTTCTTGGTAGCCAGGATCGGAGTAGACCACTCAAGACGTACGTTCTCGGCAGAGTAAGGACCGGAGAGATTGACTGTGCCTTCCTCATACCCTCGCTTGATCGTTGCCAAGACTGCCGGGCCGTCCTTGATCTTGAGGAAGCAGAAGCGGCCCAGGCTGTCAGAGTCTACGCCCGCCGGTTTGGCACAGAAGTAAGTCCAGCCGTCCATCCATGCGAGTGCTGTCTCGGAGGTTCGGCATTGGATAGCAATGGCTTCTTCGGGTAGATCAATCATTGCAACGGAGGGAGCTTGCATTTCTTCTATGTGGCTTACCGTCCCATCCCCACCGGCCGCCCCTATTACCTTTAGGCGGGCTCCCGCGCTTGGACCAACAGGAACACCGGAGGCTTCAATAATTCTTGTAAGTGGCTCTCCGAATATCTCAGCCAAAGTCACGGCTTCCTCGAGTTGCATCCTTCTTTTCCCGCTGAACGTCACGGATAGCTGCGAGTGCGACATACCCATTCTGTCGGCTAATTGCCTCATGGAGACGCGCTTGCTGGCAAGAAGATTCTCAAAGTAGCTCTTGTTGATTTCAGCCATTTCGATTTCCCGTTGTTTGCGCGGTGTTACCGCTTTTGTCTAGTGTTATTAAAATCGGACCGTTCTTATAGTCGCCTTGACGACGTGGTAATAAAACAGTACCATCACGACGTCAATCTCATTGGCATGATACCTATCAAATGGTCATATTGACAGAAAAAGATATCGACGGAACGTGCGCCCGCGAACTGCGCAAGCGCTTAGGACTCACGCAACCGCAATTTTGGGGCGCGGTCGGCTTAACGCAATCTGGTGGCTGTCGGTACGAGAAAGGCGGTTCGATTCCTCGACCGTATCGCATACTAATTTTCCTGATTCATGTCGCTGGTCTGACTATCGACGTCACTTCCAAGGAGGGGGCGGGTTCCGCAAAGGCGCTCGCCGAACTCCAGAAGGACCAGGACAAAGCCGCTGGACTGGCTGGCGCAATCCAGCGCTTCGAAAAGGCACAGCACGCACTCGCTGAAGCGGGCGCCGCGCTCGCCGCTTAAAGATTCCTGGCGGGAAGACCCGTATTGCACATGCGGCGGGCGAGAGCCCGGCTTATGAAGGAACCTGCGCGGCAAGGGAATGTGCTAGGCCGATGACTGCCGGGGAAAGGACCGGCACCAATTCCATACGAACTGCCCGCCGGGCAGTTTTTAGATAAGTGCAGCACCGCACCATACCAACGAGGTAGGCATGAAACTGATTGGACTGGCCCGATTGGGGCGCGACGTTGAGGTTCGCTATTTACAGGACCAGAACCAAACGCCCGTAGCGAACCTGGCGCTGGCATACGACTACGGTCCGAAAGATGGCGAGGGCCATCGCGCGTCGCAGTGGGTTGAGGGTGTGTTGTGGGGCACGCGCGCAGAAGCACTGGCGCCGTATCTGCTGAAGGGCCAGCAACTTGAAGTGTTGCTTGATGACGTCCACACGGAAACGTACGAGGCGCGCGACGGCGGGCAGGGGCACAAGCTGGTAGGCCGCGTCATGTCGATCGATTTCGGCGCGCGCCCGAAAGACGGCGACGGTGGCCAGCAGCGCGGCGGCCAACGCCAGCAGCAGGTACAGCAGCAGCGTACGCAGCAGGGCGGGCAGCGTCAGCAGCCGGCGCAAAACGAATATCAGAACCAGTCGCGCGGCGGTCGCCAGGCGCGGCCCGCATCTAGCGCGGGCGGTGGCGGTGCGCCGCGAGGCGGTGGCTTCGATGAAATGGACGATGACATTCCGTTCCGCCCGGCGTACGCCCGCGCTGCATGGAGCGCGATCTAACCATGTCGATCGTCGAACGTGAACAACTGGACGCGCACGGCGATCCCGCCGACGTCGGCAACGAGCACGCGGCCGCTGCGTTGGAGGCAAGCATTGCGGCCGTGCGCGCATCTGCAGGCCAGCGCATGGAACCGAACGGCGTCTGCCGCAACTGCGAAGAGCCCGCCGAGCATCCGCTGATCTTCTGTTGCCATGAGTGCCGCGACGATTTCGAGCATCGCCAACGCGTAACGAGGGCTCTCAATGGACAGTAGCAATCCCGCCGTTGTGGTCGGTACGTTCGTGCGTCTGTCGACGCTCGCCGACGGCACGCCGCGCGTGGTGTTCGACGTCGACTGCACGCTCACGAAGCTGGCCGAGCTGGGCCTGACGCCGGGTGCGCCCGTCGCGCTCGCGCGCATCACGCCCGAAGCGTCGCAGGCGCAGGCCCGCGCCGCGACGATTGAGGCCGCGGACTATGGCAAGCACTACGCCTGTCTGTACAAGGCGGGCTGGTGGCATAACCCGCGCGTCACTGCCGCATTCGATATTGCCAGCGCAAAGCCCGAAGAGCGCGCCGACGCGATCAAGCGTCACGTCTACGACGCGTTCGGCGTTTCGAGCCTTTCCGAGATCCCGCCGGGCGACTTCGCCGAAATGTGCGCGGGCCTGCAAATCCGTCAAACCCTCCCGCAGGCTTTCTATGCTTCGTAAAACTCCGATGAAGCGCAAGACGCCGCTTGAACGCATGCCGTTCAAGGCAAAGCCGAAACTTCCCGTCGCGCCGCGCAAGCCTGCAGATGGTGGAGCGATCACGACGTACGAAGGCCGCAAGGTCAAGCGCCGCTCGCCGAAGAAGCGCGACGGTCACAACCAGAAGATGCTCGACGCGTGCCGCGCGCAGCGCTGCTATCTGGCGATCCCCGGTATCTGTTGCGGCCGCATCGAAACCGTTGTGCCGGCGCATTCGAACGAGGGGGCGCTAGGCAAGGGCATGGGCCTGAAGGCGCGCGACGAGTTCACCGTGCCCGGCTGCTACTACTGCCATTACGCAATCGACCAGGGCGGCATGTTCAGCTACGAAGAGAAGAAATACTTCTGGCGTTCGGCCTATCGTGAGTGGGCGCCCGAGCGCGAGCACCTTTTCGGACTGCCCTACACGCCCTATACGGAGTTGCCCGCGTGATGGAGATCTTGCGTTCGCGCACCGGCCGCCGCATTCCCGCGCGCGGCCCGCGCAATGTGAAGAAGCCGCGCAAGCAGCATGAGTTCCTCGAGCAATCCGCGCTTTTCACATGGGCGCGCACGCCGTGCGTCGTGGCGCAGTATCCGCAGCTGGACATTCTTTCGTGTTCACTCAACGGCGTGAAGCTGTCGACGGCGCAGGCCGGGAAGGCTCGCGCAGCCGGAATGCTGTCGGGCGAACACGACGTGAGGTTGCCCGTCGCGCGCGGCCGGTTCGTCGGCCTGTCTATCGAAATGAAGGCGGGCGACGGCGCACCGACGGAAAAACAACTGTGGTACGGCGGCCGTCTGGAAGAAGAAGGGTGGTGCGTTCGCTACTGTTGGACGTGGGTCGAAGCGCGCGACGAGATCGTAAGGTATCTCGGCCTGTCTGCCGGTCGGGTTTCATAACCGCTTTTGCAGCAATAGCTACAGTGCAAGGGCATCAAATCGACAATTATTGCCAACGTTGTAACACTTCTGAGACGTTTCGCACCATAGGAGGGCGCTTCTATCATGAAATTAGTGTCAAATGTTGAACAAAATATTTCGTTGATCGGTAAAAATTTCGTAACGAAATGTGAGAAACGGTAATAGAATCGCAACGCTGTTTTACATGCAACGTACGGTTCTAGTCGAAGAGGCTTACAAGCCGCGCTCTCTTGAGCCTCTTTTCGCGACCCTCTTGAGCGTTCTACGTGAGTAACAAATGAGAGACTTCCAAAGCCTTGCCGCGTCGACCAACGACGGCATGGGCGAACGCTTTTCTTCGGCGGGTTCGGCGCACGGTAATCGTGCGGTACTGCATCGCACCAATTCGCACCAATCGGGGTGCGCACAATGAGCAAACTAGGCTTTGTTTTCGTCATGGGCAACGTGGCGATGCCCGGCATCTTCAGCATCGGGAAGTCGACGGGCTCTCCCACGGCTCACGCGCGGGAGTTTTCTAAGTCGAACGCAGTGCCCCTGCCGTTCGAAGTGCTGTGCTTCGGCGAAGTCGAGGATATCGACACCGTCGAGCATGACATTCTGACCCGCTACTACCAGCTGCTGCTGAACGCCGATCGTCAATTCGTCGCGACGCGCTTCAGCGTGCTCGCTGCGGCCATTGACATGGCATCCATGAACTTCCATATGACGCCTGCCGGCGAGTCTGTCGTCAACGATGAATCGCCCGCGCAGGAGTTGGCCGCAATCAAGTTGCTGAAGCTTGTGCATGGGGAGAATGAATCGTGGGCACCAAACTGACCTACACCGTCGCGAGCATCATGCCGTACTTCAAGCGCACGCCGTTGAGCGTCGTTGGCCTGCGCGACGCGGCGCAGCTGACGGAGTCGACGGCGCGGCGCCTGATCCGCAAGGCGATCGCCGACGGCTTTCTGGAGTCGATCGACGGCACGACGCTGTACGGCATTCCCGAAGTGCCGCATGCGGACGATTTGCCGCGCCGCACGCGAACCGCCGTCGGCGAGACGCCGCGCGATAGCGGGCTGGTGCGCATGCGCGAACTCGCGAAGCAAGGCCCGGTGAATCCGTACGTCCAGCTGGCATGGGCGGGAGAGCGCGCGTGAAAGCCGCGTACAACGAGATCGACCCGTATTGCTGCGCCTGGTTGAGCAACCTGATGGATGCGGGGCTCATCACGCCGGGCGTCATCATCAACAAGTCAATTGAGGACGTCTACCCCGATGAACTTAGAGGATTCGACCGCGTACACCTCTTCGCCGGCATTGGCGTATGGGATTACGCGCTTACCCGCGCCGGGTGGCGTGGACCTGCTTGGACCCTGTCCTGTCCGTGCCAACCTTTCTCCGCGGCAGGCGAGGGACGTGGGTTTGCTGACGAGCGACACCTGTGGCCCGATGCGCGCTGGCTCATTCGAGAGTGCAAACCTCGCCAAATCTTTGGCGAGCAAGTTGCAGGCAAGGACGCAGAGCCTTGGCTCGACCTTGTTTCGACTGAACTGGAAGCCTTGGGTTTTGCCTTCGGGGCGCTCGCTTTTCCGTCTGCGGGCATCGGTGCCCCGCACATCAGGGACCGCACTTACTTCGTGGCCGACGCCGACTACGCGCGACCACAAGGATGGTGGGGAGTGCAAGAACGTGCCGATAAACGCGCTGCTAGGGCGCGCGGTGTGGCTCGCGGCATGGACGACGCCAGCTGCGTCGGACGGGAGACGGGGCGGGGAGATCACGCCGAACATGACGGGATCGTCGCTGGCGCAACAGATCAAGGTCGCGAGCTGGCCGACGCCGCAAACGTCGGATTCGACGGGCGTGGGTCAGGCGAAGCGAGCGATGGGCGAGACGCGGCACGGATCGAATCTGAACGACTTCGCTTTGTTGAGCGTATCGAGTCAGCCGGCCCGGCTAACGGTTTCTGGCGAACTGCTGACTGGTTGCTCTGCCGCGACGAAAAGTGGCGGGCAGTTGAACCCGGCACATTCCCGCTGGCTGATGGGGCTCCCGCCCGAGTGGGACGCTTGCGTGCCTACGGAAACGCGATCAACGCCGAAGCGGCGGTCGCGTTCATCCAATCCGCCGACGAAGCCATGAAGGAGGGCGCCGCACTGTATCACCCCGGTTTTCGTTCGTCCGTAGTGGTCGCAAACTAGCACCGCTAACGCGAAAAACGAACCGAACGAGCAACGAAAAAGCCCGGCATCGCGCTAACGATCCGGGCCTGATCTAACGACTGAATGGGAAGCCGAAAGATGGCTGATTCTACAACAGTGACGAAATGGCTGGATAAGTGCCACTTCGGCGATTGCCGCGACACCATGCGCGCGATGATTGCCGACGGGGTAAAGGCGCAAACGATCGTCACGTCGCCGCCGTACTACGGGCTTCGCGACTACGGTCACGAAGGACAGTTGGGGCTCGAAGAGACGCCCGCGCTTTATATCGATGCAATGGTCGACGTGTTCCGCACAGCGCGCGACGTGCTGGCCGACGACGGCACGCTGTGGCTGAACATCGGCGACAGCTACGCGGGGTCGTGGGGCTCGCAGGGGCGCCAAGGCAACACCGGGCAAATGGCCGGAAGGACCGTCGCCGATGTTCGTCAGCGTTCCAAGATTCAGGCCGCGCGAATCGAGGCTGGAGCGTATCCAGCGAAGAAGAGTCGAACCGGCGCCATTCCGGAGGCCTCCGGATTGAAGCCGAAAGACCTGATCGGCATACCGTGGATGCTCGCGTTCGCGCTGCGCGCTGACGGATGGTATCTGCGCTCAGACATTATCTGGAGCAAACCCAATCCGATGCCCGAGAGCGTCACGGACCGCCCGACGAAGAGCCATGAATATGTGTTCCTGCTGACGAAGTCGGAGCGCTACTACTACGACCACGAAGCGATCAAAGAGTCGGCCGTCACTGACCACGCTTCCGGCAACGGATTCAAGCGCGACGAGCGCCTTTCATATCGGGACGAGAACGGCGCGCGTGGCAATGATGCGGAATGGACAGACGTCGGCGGCAAGCGCAACCGTCGCAGTGTCTGGACCATCAACACGAAGCCCTACAAGGGTGCGCACTTCGCTGTGTTCCCGTCGGCGCTCGTCGAACCTTGCATTCTGGCAGGTAGCCCGCCGGGCGGCATCGTCCTCGACCCTTTCTTCGGAAGTGGGACGACAGGCCAGGTTTCGCAACAACTTGGCCGGACCTTCATCGGCTGTGAACTGAACCCTGATTACGCTCCGTTACAGGACGAGCGCCTTCAACAACCCGGCCTGATGCTGGAGCATTCATGATCGTCGACCCGGATTTCATCGAGCACTGGAAAACGCGCATGCTCGCCGAGCTACTTGGAGAGAACAACGTCGCCGATGAAATGGCGCCGTTGTACGTGCTGCGTTTGTGGGCGCACTGCCAGCAACGCAAGACCGATCGTTTCGAGTCAATGTCTCCTGTCGTGCTGAAGGCGATGTGCCGCTTCAAGGGCCCTGCCGATGCATTCGAGCGCGCGATGCTCGAAGCGCGTTTCATTGAGCGCGAAGGCGACTGGCTGATCGTCCACGACTGGCGCACACACAACGCCGCGCTGTTCGCGAATTGGGAGAATGGGAAACGCGGTGGCCGACCCAAGGGTAAGCCACTGCAAACCGAAGGGGGAGGCCAAGGGCAACCCCATGGCTTTGCAACGGGAAACCCCATGGATATCCCGCCGGAAACCCATGGGTTTCCGCCCGGTTATGGCTCGGTTCCTGATTGGGTTAGCCATGGGGGAGCCCACGAAGAACCGTTTAGATTAGATAAGAGTAGAGAAGATTTGATAGGTGGTTCTAACCCCGCCTATGGTGCTTCAGACGTAGGTGGCGCAGGCGTAAATCCGTCGGGGGCGGTGCAGTTGTCCATCGCAGCTCGTAGCTTCGGCGTGCAGTGCCACGGTGCCAATCCGATGCTGATCGAACTGGCCGAGCAGGGCATAACGCCCGAGACGATGACGGCAGCGTGTGCAGACGCGCGGAAGTCGAAGGGCGAGGGTGTGACGTTCTCCCTTGGCTACGTGGTGGGGATCATCAAGCGCTGGTCGCAAGAGGCGTCTCAGCTGCAGGCGACTGGCGCACAGGCGCCGCGCGCGGTGACGAAGGGCCAGGCGATCGAGCAACACAACCGCGACGCGGTCGAAGAGGCCGCACGCCGCATTGAGGCCCGCGCGCACGGCGCGGCGCCGCACGACGAAATGACCATCGACATGGAGCCGGTATGAAGCCGAACGAGATTCGCCAGTTCGGCGAGATCCTGCGCCGCACGTTTTCGGTGTACAGCAAGGAACTGACGCCCGACATGCTCGAAGTGTGGTTCGATGCGCTCGTCGCGTACACCCTCGAGGACGTCGCAACGGCGCTCGCGCGGCACTTGCGCGATGCCGACAGCGGCCGCTTTGTGCCGAAGCCTGCCGACGTCGTCGCGCACCTTGCCGGCGGCTCCAGCGTTCGCGCGCTGCGCGCATGGTCGACGGTCGAAAAGGCCGTGCGCATGGTCGGGCACTACCAGTCCGTGAACTTCGACGATCCGATCATCCATCGCGTGATCGACGACATGGGCGGGTGGGTCAAGCTCGCGTCGACGGGCACGGTCGAAGACCTGAAGTTTCGCGGCATCGAGTTCCAGAAGCGCTACCAGGGCGCGCTGATTACCGGCGGTGTAGGCGCGGACTATCCGCCGTACATGATCGGCGCGGCCGAGTCGCACAACGCTGGTGAGCGCGTCACGATCGCGGCGCCTGTGCTGATCGGAAACCCGGCGAAGTGCCAACAGGTTCGCGATGAGGCGCAGGGCAGTAGCTTGCGCGTGACGCACGGCGCGGCGAGCGTCGCGAAGCTGGCGCAAGCGGCCGTGAAGCGCATCGGGAAATCGCAGTAGCAGGGAAGTAAGAAATCGTATTGACTTGCGCCTATACTGGTCCGATAATCGGACCGCTACGGCGAAAACAAAACCACGCAAACAAACTCTAGACGGAGATCGAAAAATGATTCTTTCGGCAAATGCTGTGCGCATCGCGTATGCGTTCGCAGCAGATTCGGACATTCGCTACTACCTCAACGGGATCAACGTAGAACCTGCGCCCGGCGGCGGTGCGCTTATCACGGCCACGAACGGTCATCGCTTGGTGCAAGTGCATGACACCGAGGCGAGCAACGTTGAGCCCGTCATCATGTCGTTGAGCAAGGCGACGCGGGCATTCCTCAAGCGCGGCACGTTTGTATCGACCGAGTTCGAAGATAAGCGCGTTGCCGTGTTGAGTGGCGACCGCGTTCCGCTGCATCTGCAATTCGAGCGCTATGAGATCGAAGCGAAGTATCCCGACTGGCGCGCGGTGCTTGGCGAGCGCGAAAGCTGGACAGCGGGTTTTCAGGGTACGTTCAACGTCGAATACCTGGCCGAAATTTCGTCGTTGCTCGACGAGTGCATCGACAAGCGACACCGACTGGCGGGGTGCGTTTCGTTCTACAGCAAGCCGGGCACTGGCGGATCAACCGGGGACCAAGGGCCGGCGCTGTTCATCCTCGAAGGGCGATTCAAGGCGTGGGGCATGGTTATGCCGATGCGCGGCGATATGTCTAACCCGCTCGACACCGCATACGGGAAGGCCGCGTAATGGGCCGTTTCTCAGCGATCATCGCCGCGACGATGGCGATAGCGGGCTATCCGCTCAAGCTGGTCGACGAAGCGCTGACCATCACGCCGCGCCCGGCCGAACCGAAGCCGAAGACCGGCGTTGTCGGCAAGGTTCTCGGGTTCACGATCCGCCCGCCGGTTGAGATCAAGCAGGCGCCGCGTGCCGGCGCGAAGAAGCGCAAGTTGACGCAGGCCGACCGCGACGCGCTCGCGAAGGCCGAAGCAAAGCGCGCACGCAAGGCGAAACGCGGAGGCGTCGCGCGATGAGCAAGACCAAGAAGTCGCGCAAGCGCTCGCCGACGAATGCTGCGCTCGCACGCCTTAGCCCGGCGCAGCGCAAGGCCGTTCTCGTTCGCGGCATGGGTGTTAGCCGCGGCGTGCGCACGCTGACCGGCGGCGCCGACCTGAACGGCGACCAGCTGCGCACGTTGGGAATTGCGTATCACGCCGCATTCGACATGCTCCGTCGAACAGGTGACGAGGATTCGTTTCACACGCTCGCGGCCGCGATGAACATTGCCGCGCGCTTCTGCGAAATGAAGATCGGCGACCAGTACAGCGACGAAGTTCAGGCCGCGATCGACGCGCTGAAGCGGACGCTGGCGCGCGGCAAAGATACGGGCCGATGGGGGCTCGACGGCGATGGCCTGAAGGCTGTTGAGCTCGGGCTGTATATCCACGATAAGCAGATGGAAGTCGCTTCCGTCGGCAACTTGCGCGCCGCGATGAATGAAGTATGGCGGCGCAACGAATTGATGAAGGAGGCAGCTTGAGCTACACAATCGAACAGGGCATTCCGCTTACGCCGGAAATCAAAGGCGGGGCAGGCCGCAAGTCTATCTATCCGTTCGCGGATTTGAAAGTCGACGAGTCGTTCCTGGTTCCGCTGACCGAGGGAACCGATATCGAAACGCTGTACAGCCGCGTTCGTGCGGCATCGTGGTCGCATGCGAGCCGCAAGAAGGTAAAGCTGGTCGCGCGCGTCGTTGAGGGCGGCATCCGCGTTTGGAGGACGGCATGAAGCGCACGCCGTGGTATCCCGCATCCATGCCGCCCAAGCATGCCGGCGAGTACGAGTGCGAGCGCAGCGAGATCGTCGGCAAGCGTAAGCCGAAGCCGAAGCGCGTTATTCGCATGCTTGAGTGGGACGGCGAGCACTGGCGCTATGGCAAGAGTGTGCCGAACGAGAACTGCAAGCCGGGCATGCTGGCGCTGATGCATCCGGAGTATGGCGACTGCTGGCGCGGCGTGGAGCAACCGTCATGAGCCAGATGGGCTTCTGCTTCGACGACGAGCCAGAAGTGACCGAAGCGGCCGCGGTCGATCTTCCGCCCGTCCATATCCCGCCGAGCCCCGTCGCAAAGAAGCCTGCCGGAGAAGGCCCGCAGCTCGACGCGTGGACGCGCGAGACGCAGCGCCACTACCTGCTGTATCTGATCGGAGCGATACCGCGCCTGACATACCGCGAGTCGTTCACGATCCACGCGCGCGCTGTGCTGGTGAAGCTCAACGGCCTTGGGGGTGAGTGGTAATGGGTGACGTAGTCGATATGTACCGCGACCTGAAGGAAGCGGACAAGGAGCGCCGCGCAGAGAACCGCGTGACCGGCTACAAAGCGCTGGTCGACGCGGGGTTCGTGTTCGACGTGAAGAACGGCGGGACGCACCTGATCGTGCAGACGGATCGCGGCCGCGTCGATTACTGGCCCGGCACGGAGAAATGGCTGTTGGTCGGCGCAGGCTATAGCCGTGGGCTCGACGCGTTCCTCGACAACTTCAAGCCCGTCGGCGAGCCGGGCGAGCGCGCGGCGCCGCCGATGCCCGTCGCGCAGCTGGCCGACGTCGACGATCAAATCATCAAATACGCGCCGCACATGAGTCCGTTCACGCTGGACGTCTATGCGCGCGCAGGCTACACCGTACAGGGAGCACCATGAACGAAGAGAACGTAGTAACCGATTGGGACGTCGCACTGGCGTTCGCGCAGCCGGAAGAAGAGAGCGTCGCGACCGTGTGCATTTCGTGCGGCGCGCACAAGAACGAAGACGGCGCATTGCCGTGCGGGCACTGAGGAGCTAGACGTGGCAGAGCAGAAATGTAACGCGCAGCAAGAGCGCTTCGTTGATGAATACATGGAGGACTTCAACGGGAAACAGGCGGCAATTCGCGCGGGATACTCTGCGCGTTCGGCGGGACCGATGGCGTCCAAGTTGCTGACTCTGCCGCACATTCAGGCTGCGCTGAAGGCTCGCCGCGACAAGGCGGCCGCGAAGTTTGAACTGTCGCGCGATGCGGTGCTCGACGAGTACGCCAAGCTCGCTTTCGCGGACCCGCGCAACTTCTTCCGCGAGGACGGGACGCTCAAGCGCGTCACTGAACTGGACGATCGCACCGCAGCTGCACTGGCGCACTTCGAAGTGCTCGAGGAATTTGCGGGCAGCGGCGAGGACCGCATGCAGGTTGGCTACACGACCAAGGTGAAGTGGGCCGACAAGAAAGCCGCGCTCGACTCTATCTGCCGCGTGATGGGCTGGAATCAGGACAAGCTGCAGCACGACGCATCGAACCCGCTGCTGGAGTTGCTGAAGCAGATCGGCGGCAGCGGATTCAAGCCCGTCGGCGCCGGCCAGCCTGAGCGAGACGACCAATAACCGTTGCGATATCCAGGCCACCCGGCCTGGGAAGCGGACCGCACGAAGAGGCACGTAAAGCGCGTGTCTCTTTTTTTGCATTGCATGGTTGCAATTCAAAACCACTGGTAATACACTAACACCGTGGTAAGAAAACGCAAACAAAATTCATAGGACAAAACCATGCAACCGAAACTGTCTTTTCTCCGCACGAATGGCGCACTGTTCGCCTGCATCAAGTCGGCAGCGCGCGAACTGTTCTTCGCAGTTGAAGCGCAAGACGATCATGCCGTACGCCAGGAAGCCGCAGACATGCGCGCACGCGCCGCGCGCCTGATCGAGCGCGCCGACTTCATCGAGGCATCGCTGGCGCCGGCTGTCGCTGACCACACGGCAACGCCGTGGGTTGCCGTGCCGCATCCGATGCTCGCAGGCGTGTTCGCGGTCAAGCGCACCGTGACGCTGTCGGACGCGTCGCAGCGCGTGGAATACGTCGGGATCATGGACAACGCCGTCACGGACCCGAACAAGGCCGCCAACTTCGCGTGGCGCCAGAACGCAGTCACGAAGGCAGCGTGGCTCAACGCCGATGCCGTCGTCGCCGGTAAGTCGGAAGTCGCCGATTTCGCCGCGCACCGCGCCGTGCGCTACAGCATCAAGGCGGCGTAAAGCCATCTATCGCACCATACCGCACCACACCAAAGGAGCCCATCATGAAGCGCAGCATCAAGAGCAACGCCGCAGCGAGCCTGAACGAAACCCTTCGCAACGTCGATCTTCGCAACGTCAGCCTTATCGACATGAGCCCGATCCACGCCGAGCAGGGCATCGCGCGCCGCGTGCGCCGCGCCGCGAACCGAGTGGCGACGTTCATCGTGTCGTGCGCTGACGTGGGCTTCACGAAGGAGGGCGCGATGGTGTTCATCGCGGGCGTGGTGTTCGCAATCGGAATCCTGCCGCACCACTGATGACGCACGAAGAAATGCTGGTCTTCGCGCTGACGAGCACCGTATTCGTCGGCGCGCTTATCACCGCCATCGCCATGAGCATGATCGCGTGGCACACGAAAACCGAACGCCGGGCAGAGCGCCGCAGTAACCGCGCGAGCCGGGCGTAACCACTGGACACCACCATGAAAACCATGACCCTCGAAGAGTTCCGCGCCGCGCTCAAAGCACAAGGCGTCAAGACTCACGCCGACTTCGCATTCGTATGCCCGCGCTGCGCGACCGTGCAGTCATCGCGCGACCTGATCGCAGCTGGAGCGGGCGCCGACTTCGACAGCATCGAAAAGTATCTCGGCTTCTCGTGCTTCGGTCGCTGGACGAATGCGGGGCCGTCGCGCAAGGAGCCCGACGGCAATCCGTGCAATTGGATGCTCGGCGGGCTCTTCCAGCTTCACAACCTCGAAGTAGTCACCGAAGACGGCGAGCACCACCCGCGTTTCGACGTCGCCACGCCCGAGCAGGCGCAGGCCCACGCAGCGAAGCACGATCAACCGGAAGAGGCGCCCGCGCAATGAGTGACTTCAAGGCGCGCATCGGCCGCGAAGTGCCAGCAGCGGGCAAGACCCGCATCGTGTTTTCGATCCGCACGGCGCGCGGCACGCGCATGGAACTGGAAGGCACGTTCACCGAAGGCGTGGTGCTCGACGCGTGGACGAAGCTGCACGCGGACATGGCGAATCAGAAGCCCGCCAAGGAGGGCGCCTGATGTTCGACGTCACCAAGTCAACGGTAGAGCCGACTGCAGGGGAGTGGGTATCCGAACACGGCTTCGTCATTACCTACCCGGAAGTGAAGGTCGCGCCGGATTCGCTCGAAGCGGTGTTCTACCAAGCCCGGTACCGCGACGACGGCGTGATCGTTGCCAGCATCCACGGCCCGCGCGGCTGTTCGCGCGACGACCCGCAGGTAATTGCCAACGCCAACATCATGGCGGCCGCCAAGGAGCTACTCGCTGTCGCCGTGGAGATAGAAGCCAACACGGCCCTATCTGACGCACTGCGCAAGAAGGCTCGCGCAGCTATCCGCAAAGCAAAAGGACTCAGCAATGGACAAGAAACACCTAGGCCGCGACGGAGCCGGAAGCGCGCCTATCTGTAACGGATCATCTTCGCGCCTTCAACGCGCCGGCCTGAGCCGCGAGCAGTTCAAGAACGCGCCACGTCGCGACCGGTGTGCCCGCTGCGAGGTGGTAGACGCAGCACGCCCGCGCGAGGAAAAGACGCCGTGGAACCCGTCGCGCACGGCAACTGCGCGCGTGACGAATCCGCTGCCAGCACCGACGGCGTGCCCGCATTGCTCGAGCGACGTCGAGTTGGTCGGCAATGAGCGCATCTATGGGATGCCGTATGGCGAGTGGCCGTACGTCTACCGCTGCAAGGACGACGCGTGCGGGAGCTACGTGGGCCTGCATCCGTTCACCGCTATTCCGCTTGGCACGCTGGCCGACGCACCGACACGCGACGCGCGCAAGAAGGCGAAGGCTCTCTTCAACCCGCTTTGGCAATCAGGAGGAATGGACCGCAAGGAAGCATACGCATGGCTCGCCCGGGAGTTGGGTATCCCCGTAGGTGAGTGTCACGTCGGTTGGTTCGACGTCGCCACCTGTGAGCGAGTGGTGGGCATCATCAAGCGCCGGCCTGCGTCTCGCAAGACCGTTCGTTAACTTTTCATAACATTCGCATGAGGCAATGATGGCAAGCACAATCAATGCAGAATTTCCGGTTGAGTTCGATAGCAACGTCGGCATCGTGCTCGAAGGCGTGCTGAAGACGCGCTTCTACTACGTTCCGGCGCAACGTGGCTCGCGTGAGAACGGCATCCAGATGGAACCGGACGAGCCCGAGAGCATCGAGGTTGAGGACGCGACGCTGATGGTCGGTGACACGCAGATTCCGCACAAGCTCGACGACAAGACGATCGAGGCGATGTGTTGGGAGCATCTTGAGAAGCTCGACGCGCAGGCCCGCGAGCCTCACTGATGACAGCAGCCAAATTCAAGGCATGGCGCGCACGCCACGGACTGACGCAGGTTCACGCTGCGACCGTCCTTGGAGTCGCGCTTACCACGATCAAAAGTTGGGAAGCTGGCCGGAACGCTGTGGCGGGACCGGCAGCTTATCTTTGTGCCGTCGCCGACCGAGTCGGTATTGCGGTGCTTCAGGATATTACGCAGAGGTAAGCGGCATGAGCGAAGGTGAGAATCTTCGGGAGCCACGCCCTCTAACGACGCGTGGCAGGACGAAAGCCGCATCGACTAACCCCCTCCGCGCCATCCCCGATAGGCGGGGCGCGGAAACAATGAGGTCGGCGTAGGCCGGCGAGTGAGAGCGCGAATATGCGAATCAACGTTTATAGCCAAGAACTGACGGACGAGGTTGTTCTGATTGAAAAAGTCAGCAACACCGGCCTGACCTACAGCGCAGTGCAATTGATCTTGCACAGCAGCGAACGCCTTCATCACCCGCCAATGGACGATGACCGAAGCGCCGTGACGTTCTGGCTGCCGAAGTCGAAGCATCGCCGTGAAGAACTCGCGCTGGCGTTCGAAAACATGGCTCGCATGGTGCGCAACGCACCCGACGAGACGGGACTGGACTGAGAACGAATATGAGCAACGACATCTACATTTGGTTCGCCGAAAACAACGGCACCGAGCGCAACGGCGAGCAATTCATTCGAGCGTGGACCGGTGACCCGGAAAGGGTCGAGTCGCTTCGCCGCGCTATCGGCAAGGAGCCGATGCAGTACCGCGCCGCTCTGTCCGCCCATCCGTCTGACGCCGCTGCGGAGCCGGTGGCGCTGACTCTGACGGAAACGCAGATCGAAAAGATCGCGCACTACTGCGAAACCGAAGCCCACGCCTGTCCCGGCACAAATATGTGGATGTGTGCTCACATGGCTGTCGAGGAAACGTTGAGAGTGCTTGCCGAACCCTACCTGCATCTACAGATCGCGGAAGTGTGCGAAGACGCAGACGGCACCAAGCATATCGAGGCTGTGATTGAAGACTTGGACGATTTGCCGAAAGGGATGCGGCTCTACGCCGCCCCGCAAGCACCGTCAGCGCCAGCCGTCGATGCTGGAGCGCGTGATGAGCGCGCGGCTTTCGAGGCGTGGGCGAATACGAAAAGTATGGACCTGACGCCCTTCGGCACAACATTCGACAGTGACTTCACTAGTAATGCATGGGACGGCTGGCAAGCCCGAGCCGCACTCGCCACTACCGAAGCGCCCATGACTGACGCCATTGCGCCGACAGAGGGGGGGAAGGGCGAGAGTGAGGATTGCAAATGCCGCCGTCTTGGAGACTGGAACGGCGCGCACCATCCGCTATGCGACAAGGCTCCCAACGATGAGGGCTTGATTCCGCGCCCCGATCTGGAACGCGATCCGCTGTGGCAATGGCGATGCATCGCCAACGAGGCTGAAATCGTTGTGAATCACAAGGGCAAGTTCTTGATGCTCAGCGAGGAAATGTGCGTGCGGCTTGGCACCGCGATTGAGGAATCCGCCGCCCCCTCGCCGAAGCCAGCCGTCGATGCTCTGACTACCGGAGCGGCAGTGAGCGAGGACGCATACGTCGCCAAGCGGATGACTGAAACGCTTGCAGAGGTCTACGCGACGATCCTCGGCGACGACGCGCCGGATCAAGACGTCAGCATCAATGCTATCGAGCGTGTGAAGAAGGCCGCGCAAGTGCTGCGGCTTGAAGTCGATCTGTACCGCGCCAATGCAGAGGGGACGCTCCCAGACTCTACCGACTGCGAAGGCTGTGGCTATATCGGAATGAGTACGGTTATAGGCGCGCGCTGTCCACGATGCGGTTCCGCCCCATCGCCGAAAGCGCCAGCACCGTCAGTCGAGCAGCCGCTGACGGATGAGCAGATTGAAGCCATCTTCCTGAAGCATCGCGAATGGGGAATGACGCATACGGGGGGCATCAACGTCGAGCGCAAGCTCGTGCGCGACGTAGAGCGCACCATCCTGCAATCAGCCCATACCGCAGGCGGTCAATCATGAGTGACGAACAGCTTATCGACGTGATCGCGTCCGTGTGTGGATTTGACCGTGCTGGCGTAGAGCGCTGGCGCACTGAGGCGCTCATTATCGGTCGCGCAGTCGAGCAAGCATCCCGCCGCGCTGCGCTGGAGGAAGCAGAGAAGGTCTGCGACGAGAAACAGGACTGGTACGAGAAAGATCGTTGCATCGGCCAGGCAACCGCAGTAGGCGCGTGCGCAGATGAGATCCGCGCTCTCGCAGCAAGCGACAGCGAAGGAGGGGAATCGTGAAGATCGAACAAGAATGCGAGGAATGCGGCGCACTTTGCCTCGACGACGACGGCAACCTGACGCCGGTCGCACACGACCTGATCGAGCAGCAAGCCGCAGCCCTCGAAGCCGCCAACGCGCAGATTGCAGAGTTGTCGAAGGATGCCGAGCGGTATCGGTGGCTGCGCGACAGTAACAACTTCGTCGACGGCGGGATCATCGTTGGCAACGCGGAAGGTGAAGAGATTTTGTGGGATGAATCGTTGGACCGTGCTATCGACGCAGCTATCGCGGCATCCGCAGAGAAGGAGGAAAGCATACGCGCGTGCTAAAGTGTTGGCCTTTCAAATCCTTACACCCATGAACCGCAGAGCCAAGATCCTGTCCGGTCTGAACCTGCAGGCCATGAAGGGCGCCGAGATCGGCGCTCTCACGCGCCCGCTGGTCAGACGCACGGACGGCCGGGTCATCTACGTCGACCACGCGGATACGGAGACGCTTCGCCAGAAGTACGCAGCCGACCCGCAGGTCAACCGGACGGCATTCGTCGACGTCGGCGGCGTATGGGGCGATAACACGCTGCTGGAGGCGCTCGGCACGCCAGTCGACTACATCGTCGCGTCGCACGTCATCGAACACGTTCCAGACCTTGTGACGTGGCTAGGCGAGTTGGTATCGGCGCTGAAGCCGGGCGGGGAGATCCGCCTGGCAGTGCCCGACAAGCGCTTCACGTTCGACTTCAGGCGGAAGGAAACGGCTATGGCCGACGTCCTGCCGGCGTACGAGTCGCGCGCGCGGCGACCGATGCCTGCACAGGTCGAAGACTTCGTCATGAACATGACGCCCGTCCTGCCCGTCACACGATGGATAGGGAAGGGCGACGACGCACCGCGTCAGTTCACGCCCGAGCAGGCCCGCGACGTCGCGCGCGCGGCGGCCGCCAACGACGAATACAACGACGTGCATTGTTGGGTGTTCACGCCCGCCAGCTTCGCGCGCCTGATGCGTGACCTTGTCCGTGCGAACCTGATCGCGGTCGAATGCACGATGTTCTTCGACACCGCGCCGGGCCAGCTGGAGTTCATCGTGGGCATGAAGCCCGGCAACAACGCGGGCACATGGTCGGCGATGGAGGCGCGGTGCATAGACAGACAGCACTCGCCGCTGATCCGCCTGCATCCGGGCATCCTACGCAGCAACGCCGCCGCGGCATTCCCCGCCGTGGCATCAATCGTGAAGGGCCTGATACGGCGATAGACGCGGTATGGTGCGGAGTGGTGCGGTATCATTACCACCGTTCCGATTCCGTTACCGCATATGAGCAAGGCGACACCCATTTGTGGCATCTACGCACTGAGAAACGCAGTCAACGGCAAGATCTACATTGGGTCAAGCCGTGACTGCGCTCGTCGTTTTGGCGAGCACATCACCCGCTTGCGCCGCGGTGCGCACATCAACGCCAAACTCCAGTCGGCTTGGAACAAGCACGGCGAGGCGAATTTCGAGCGCGTCATCCTTTGCTCAGTCCCGAACCCGGACGATCTAGAGCGCACCGAGCAGCAATTCATCGACGAACACCGAGCCGTGACGCTTGGCTACAACCTTTCTCCGACGGCGGGCAATACAGCGGGGTGGAAGGCGCCGCCTGAGACGCGTGCGCGCATGTCAGCAGCCGCCAAGTTGCGCGACAACAGCCAGCAGGTGGAGGCAATGCGGGCAGCGACTACCGGGCGAAAGCGGCCAAAGGCTGAACTGACCAAAACATGGGATACGCGCCGCGCGAATGGGAATGACCGTCCGACGGAAGATGCGCGCAAGAAGATGGCGAAGTCGGCTATCGCGCGCGGTCGATACACGGAAATAGACAAGCTCCAGATGGTCATCATGCGAAAGGATGGCATGACGCTCCGCGATATTGGCGCAGCATTCGGCGTAGGCCACTACTCAATCGGCATCTTCATCAATCGGTGGATGGATGAACACGGCCGAGCTTGAAGATCTTCGCGCAAAGCTGTCAAACCCAATGTGGCGGCTATGCAATCTGTACAAAATCATAACGAAGGGCAGCGACGATCCGGACGACCCTGGATTGATTATGACGTTCAATCCGAACCGGGCGCAGCTCAGGCTTCTGAATCGGCTTCATCACAGAAATATTGTGCTGAAGGCCCGCCAGCTTGGCTTTACGACGTTGATCGCAATCCTGTACCTCGACCACGCGCTTTTCAACGCCAACGTACGGTGCGGCATCATCGCGCAGGACCGCGAGACGGCCGAATCCATCTTCAAAGACAAGGTCAAGTTCGCGTACGACAACCTGCCCGATTCGCTGCGCGAGGCCATGTCGCTGAAGAAGTGCAGCGCGACGGAACTGGTATTCGGACACAACAACAGCAGCATGCGCGTCGCGACGTCGGTGCGCGGCGGCACGATCCATCGCCTGCACGTCTCTGAGTTCGGGAAGATTTGCGCGAAGTATCCGGACAAGGCGAAGGAAATCATGACTGGCTCGATACCGGCCGTGCCGCTCGACCAGATCCTGACCATCGAATCGACGGCTGAAGGGCGCGAAGGCGAGTTCTTCAAGTTGTCGCAACGCGCCGAGGCCAGCCAGAAGGCGGGCAAGGTGCTGACGAAGCGTGACTACCGTTTCCACTTCTTCCCCTGGTGGGGCCAGCAGGAATACCGCTTGGACCCGGCGGGCGTGCCGATCGGCCAGAAGGACCGCGAATACTTCGAAGAGATAGAGGCCAAGATTGGCCGCACGCTCGACCCCGAACAGAAGGCCTGGTACGTCGCCACGCGCGACGCCGACTACCCCGAAAACCCTGAGCGTATGTGGCAAGAATACCCATCGACGCCCGCCGAGGCGTTCCAGAAGTCGTCTGAAGGCTGCTACTTCACGAAGCAGATCGCGGCCGCGCGCAAGGCGAAGCGCATCACGAAGGTTCCGCACATCGACGGCGTGCCGGTCCATACGCTATGGGATATCGGCAACACCGACGGCACGGCCATATGGCTGTTCCAGATCATCGGCCTGCAGTATCGGTTCATCGGGTTCCTCGAGGGATGGGGCGAGACGTACAGCCACTTCGTGAAGGAGCTACACAAGCTCCCGTACGTCTACGGCAAGCACTGGCTCCCGCACGACGCCAGCCACGAACGCATGCGCGAGGACGAAGACACGGCCATGACGCCGGCTGACTCCCTTGGCCGCCTGGGTCTGCGCAACATTGAGATCGTGCCGCGCATCCCCGAGAAGCAATTCAGCATTCAGGCCGCTCGCGACTGGTTTAGCAACTGCTGGTTCGACGAAGAGGAATGCAAAGACGGGATCGACCACCTCGAAAACTACAAGCGCAAGTGGAATGGGTCGATCGGCGCATGGGCCGACGAACCGCTTCATGACCTGAACAGCGAAGCGGCCGACGCGTATCAGCAGGGCGCAATCATCTATCAACTCAGGCCGCCGAAGCAGGACAACGGCGAGCCGAAAAAGCGTAGCAAATCTACCAACTGGAGAGTCGCATGACCACGCAAAACCGACCGTTCCTCGACCTCACGCGCAATGCGTTCGTCCGTCAGAAGGGCGAATTCACGCTTTACGGCACATGGTGCAATGCCGCCGACGATCAAACCGAACCGTGCCTTGTCATCCTGCCCGCTTTCCGTCGGGATGGTGCGAAACCGTGCTGCATAGCACTTTCGTCCGCGTTCAAATACAATGACGCGCGTTATCTGGTGCGAAAATCGCACCATTTTTTGCAAGAAATGGGCATGGAGCCGGGTATGACGACCACTCACGCCCTTGCGACATTGATTTACGACCACCTGCAAGACCTGATCGAAATGCCGCCCGAGCCGACGGCAGCGATTGTCGTAGGTGAAGCGGGCCTGACGATGGGCGACGGGCGCCGCCGCAAGGTGGAGATTCTTGAGCACGGCCAGCTTCCGAACTGAACGGATATAAGGGGCAACAATGTTCGTAAACGAGCGAGTGCATACGGATGACAATCCGGTCGATCGAATGGTGTTGGATGCGCCGCAGGAACCGGACGCGCCCGCGCACCCGCTCGATTCTGAGGCAAACGTCGAACTGCATGGCCAGCTGCTGTCGTTCTACCAACAGGAGCTTGACCGGCAGGGCGAGAACCGTTTCCAGCAGGCCGCCGACGAGGACTACTACGACAATATCCAGTGGACCGAGGAAGAGGCGCAAATCCTGAAGGAGCGCGGGCAGGCGCCCATCGTCTACAACGTCATTTCGACGTCGGTGAACTGGATCATCGGCAGCGAGAAGCGCAATCGCACGGACTTTAATATCCTGCCGCGCAAGAAGGAGGACGGCAAGGCCGCCGAACTCAAGACCGCGTTGTTGAAGTATCTGTCGGACGTGAACCGCACGCCGTTTGCGCGCTCGCGTGCGTTCGAAGATACCGCCAAGGTCGGCATCGGCTGGATTGAGGACGGGGCACAGGACGACGACGACGGCGAAGTCGTCTATTCGCGCTATGAGTCGTGGCGCAACATGCTGTGGGACAGCGCTTCGACCGAGCTAGACCTGTCCGACGCACGCTACGTGTTCCGCACGAAGTGGAGCGACGTGGACGTAGCCACGACGTACTTCAAAGACCGCGCAGACCTAATCAAGCTGTCCGTGACCGAAGGGGCCCGTTTTGGTGTTGGCGCGCTCGAAGATGGCGACGACGCGATGGACGCGGCCGAGTACGACCGTCAGGAGCACTCGTACGCACGTACGCTGCTGACGAGCCGCCGCGAACGCGTTCGCCTGATCGAATGCTGGTATCGCACGCCGGAACAGGTGAGGCGCATCAAGGGCGGCCCGCGGCACGGCGAAGTGTTCGACGAGAACGACCCGCACCACCACGCGTCAATCACGGTCGGCAACGGCATCCTGATCGACCGCGTCATGATGCGCGTGCGCTGCGCGATCTTCACGACGCAAGGGCTTCTGTGGGAAGGCCCGAGCCCGTATCGTCACAACCGCTTCATCTTCACGCCCATTTGGGGATATCGGCGTGGTCGCGACAACCTGCCGTACGGTGTCATCCGTGGCATGCGCGACATTCAGGACGATATCAACAAGCGCGCATCGAAGGCTCTCTACATCCTGTCGACCAACAAGACGATCATGGATGAAGGCGCCGTCGAAGATATCGAGCGCTACAAAGAGGAAATCGCCAAGCCCAACGCGGTCATCGAAAAGAAGCCCGGCAAGCAAATCGAAGTCAATGTCGACCGCGAGCTTGCGCCAGCGCACCTGGACATGATGAGCCGCAACATTCAGATGCTCCAGCAGGTAGGCGGGGTGACTGACGAGTTGATGGGCAAGTCGACGCAGGCCGTATCGGGCATTGCGATCCAGCGCCGGCAGGACCAAGGCAGCGTCGCGACGAACAAGCTGTTCGACAACTTGCGCCTCGCGGTGCAGATCCAAGGCGAGACACAGCTATCGCTGATCGAACAGTTCTTCACGGAAGAAAAGCAGTTCCGCATCACGAATCAGCGCGGCAAGGCGTCTTTCTTCACGGCGAACGACGGCCTGCCCGAGAACGACATTACGCGCACCAAGGCCGATTTTGTCGTCGACGAAGCCGCGTGGAACGCATCCATCAGGCAGGCGCAGGCCGAAATGCTTGGCGAACTGATGGTCAAGATGCCGCCGCAAGTCGCGCTCGTCATGCTCGATCTCTTCGTCGAGCTGATGGACATTCCGAACCGCGATGCGATCGTCGCGCGTATCCGCCAGGTCACAGGCATGACTGATCCGGACGCGACCGAGCCAGATCCGGAGCAGCAGGCGAAGGCGGCCGCACAGGCGAAGGCACAGCAGCAGCAAGACGCCCTGATGCAAGCCGAACTCGACGAGAAGCAGGCCAAGGCCGCCAAGGCGAAGGCTGAAGCCGATCGCATCGCGCGCCAAACGGTGCAAGACAACGTCAATTCGACGTTGCTCGCCAATCAGGCCGCGCAAATCACGATCATGGCGCCAGCTACCGCAGCCGTGGCAGACGCGATCCTTCACGAATCTGGTTGGAACGGTCCCGGCGGCGGACTGCCGTTCCCGCAGCAACAGCAGCAACCGCCGCAGATCCCGCAACAGCCAGATAACGGCGCTCTTATGGTGCCGAATGGTGCGATACCAAACGGTGCGGCACCGAAAGGTGCGATGCAGCAAGGTGCTATGCCCAACGGTGCAGCACCGCAACAACTTCAACTTCCACCCATGCAAGGACAACCACAATGAACGACGGATTGACTGATGAAGAACGCGCAGCCCTCGAACTCGACGACAACGGAGACGCAACCGGTACAGATGGTGCTGGTAGTGGGGGCGGGGTCGACGCGGGCGGCGCTGGCGCTGCTACGGATGCTGGCGCAGGAGCAGGCGCAGGAGGCGCAGATTCTGACGGGGCAGGAACTGGCGCTGCTGGAGCCGGTGACGCTGCAGGCGCAGGCGCTGGAGCAGATGCCGGTGGCGCAGGCGGTGCCGACGGAGCCGGTGCAGCAGGAGACGGCAACGGTGCGGGCAATGGCGCAGGAGCGGGCGAAGGTGCAGGAGCGGGTGCAGCGGCAGATGGCCAACCGCGTCCCGTTTTCGTCGCCGAAGCCCCGGAAGGCGCAGAGACGCGGCTGAAAGAGATCGGCGACAAGAAAGCCGAGCTGCGCAAGAAGTACGACGACGGCGATATCACGTTCGACGAGTACGACAGCGCGAAGGACTCGCTCAGTACGGAAGAGCGCCAGCTGGAACGCCGGATCGACCAGGCCAACATCGCCGCGTCGATGCAGCAGCAGCAGGCGAAGAACGAGTGGGAATCGACCGTCGGCAGCTTCCTCGACGCGAACGACGTCTACAAGAACAATCCGGTCCTGTATCGCGCGCTGGATGCCGAAGTGAAGCGTGTTGCCAGCACCGACGAGGCGAAAAGCTACTCGTTCAAGCAGATCCTCGACGAAGCGCACAAGGCTGTGTCGGGCGCGTTCGGCGTGAAGAAGGCCGATACGCCGCCGCCCGCAAATGACCCCAAGAAGGGTGAGCGCAAGCAGCCGGAACTGCCGCCGACGCTGCGCAGCGTGCCGGCCGCGGAGTCTGCCGACACCAGCGGCAACCGCTTTGCCGCGCTCGATCGTCTGCTGGAAACCGATCCGATGGCGCACGAAGAGGCATTGGCGAAGATGAGCAAAGCCGATCGCGATGCGTACATGGCCGCAGCATAACGGGAGACGGACATGAAGACATTCATCGGTACGAAGCTGGTCAAAATGCTCGCCATGACGCGCGCGGAATACAACGCGTTTCGTGGGTGGGAACTCCCGGCAAACGAGAACGGCGCCGACGACGGCTATCTCGTCGAATACCTCGACGGCGGCAAGCCGAACACGCCGCAGTATGCGGGCTATGTGTCGTGGTCGCCGAAGGCGCAGGCCGACGCAGCGTATCGCCCGGTCACTGGCATGTCGTTCGGGCTTGCGATCGAAGCGGCGAAGAAGGGCGCACGCATCCAGCGCGCAGGCTGGAACGGCAAGGGCCAGTTCGTGTATCTGGTCCCGGCCGCATCGTATCCGGTGCAGACGGGCGCAGCGAAGGCGCACTTCGGCATTGGCTCGATGGTCCCGTACAACGCCTATCTGGCGCTCAAGACCGTGGACGAGACGGTCAGCACGTGGGCGCCGAGCGTGAGCGATTGCCTTGCGGACGACTGGCTGATCGTCGAAGACCAGGCCGCCGCGCCTGTGATTGGCGAAGATGGTCCGCTGCTGGCCGAGCCGAAGACGCTGGCACCGCACCAACAGCGCATCGTCGACGAGAAGGCACAGAACGACGAACGCCTCTCGAAGCTGGTCGATTTCATCAAAACGAATCCGGTATTCGACAAGCTCCCTGATGCCGAGCGTCTTCGCCTGACGCGCCAGCATCGCATCATGGACGAGCTTTCCAACGTGCTTGGCGAGCGCATCGCGGCATTCTGAACGAGGGAAACATGACTGAAGATCAAGTTGAAGACGCAGTAAAAGCCAAGGGCCTGACGGGTCAGCGCGTCACGCGCGAGCAGATCGACGCGCTCACGCAAAGCATGCTGACTTTGACGCACCGATTCCCCGGCACGACCTGTACTGTCGCGGTCGCGGTGCTGCCGAATGGGTTCATCGCCGGTATCGGCAAGTCGGCCGCTGTAGATCCGGCCAACTTCGATGCGGAGATCGGCGTGCGTGTCGCGATCGACAACGCGCACAAGGACGCCCGCGACCGCCTGTGGGAGCTTGAGGGCTACGCTCTGAAGAAGGCTATCGTGGCAGCAACGCAGTAACGACAAGGGACCGACTGTGCTGAAAATTGACCTGAAGCCCAACGAGAGCGTGCGGATTGGCGACAACATTGTTGTGACGCTCGAGGAGAAATCCGGGCAGATCGCGCGCCTGTCGTTCGATGCGCCGAAGTCGGTCCCGATCAAGCGTGTGCAACCGGCGACGCCTGCCAACGTCGCCGCGTCGTATGGACTTGGCATGAACTAGCATTTTTTCGCGCTATATGGTTGCATTTTAGGACCACTAAAGCGAGAATCCGACCAACGAAGCGCAGGAGTGCGACGTGGAACCGTTAATCCATTCATGGAGCACTCCGCATGTCTCAGACCGTTGTCCCGTTTGGCGACGTAAAAGCCCAAAAGAAGTGGTCGGCCAACCTCGCGGTTGACTCGGCCAAGAAGTCGTATTTCGAAGGCAAGTTCATCGGAACCGACGACAACTCCATCATCCAGCGCAAGACCGAACTCGAAACCGACGCAGGCGACAAGGTTTCGTTCGATCTCTGCGTTCAAATGCGCGGCGAGCCGACGTACGGCGACAAGCGCCTGAAGGGCAAGGAAGAGCAACTGAAGTTCTTCACGGACGAAGTTGCGATCGACCAGGTGCGTAAGTCGGCATCGGCCGGCGGCCGCATGACGCAAAAGCGCACGGCACACAACCTGCGCCAAGTCGCCCGTGACCGCCTCGGCGATTACTTCGGCCGTCTGGTCGATGAAATCCTGTTCATGTACCTGTCGGCATCGCGCGGCGTGAACGCGGACTTCATCGAAAGCCTCGCGTACACCGGCTTCGCCAACAACCCGTTCAATGCACCGGACGTGGACCACATCATGTACGGCGGCGTCGCGACCAGCAAGGCATCGCTGGCGACAACCGACACGATGAGCCGCGTCCTGGTCGAACGTGCACAGGTGAAGGCCAGCATGATGCAGGCCATGAACCCGGACACGGCGAACATGGTCCCTGTGTCGATCGAAGGCACGGAAGATCGTTACGTGTGTCTCATGTCGCCGTTCCAGGAGTTCCAGTTGCGCACGCAAGACGCTGCAGGCTGGCTGGAAATCCAGAAGGCGGCCGCAGCCGCTGAAGGCCGAAACAACCCGATCTTCAAGGGTGGCCTCGGCATGATCGGCAACACGATTCTCCACTCGCACCGCAACGTTATCCGCTTCTCGGACTACGGCGCGGGCGCGAACCTGCCGGCGGCACGCGCGCTCTTCATGGGCCGTCAAGCCGCGGTGATTGCGTACGGCTCGAAGGGCGGCCTGCGCTACACCTGGAAAGAGGAAATGGAGGATTACGACAACGAGCCGACCGTTGCATCGGGCTTCATCGGTGGCGTGAAGAAGACGCAGTTCAACGGCAAGGACTTCGGCGTGATCTCGATCGACACGTACGCGAAGGACCCGAACACGTAATCGGCGCTGCAAGGGTCAGCAATGCTGGCCCTTCCTTCCTTTCTGCATCCATAGCGGAGTTTTAAATGACTCAGATTCAATCGAAGTTCGTCACCGGTCAAAAGACCGTCGCGACGCCCGATCAAGCGGGCGACGTCTGCGCCCAGGTGTTCTACATCGACCTCGCGGCCGCGCTCGCGCTGAACGATATCGTCGAACTCGGCGTGCTGCCCGCGTATTCGCGCGTGGTGGACGCAACGCTCGACTGCGACAAGCTCGATACGGGCGGCGCACCGACGCTCTCGCTCGACGTCGGGATCATGTCGGGCGTCGTGGGCGTGCTCGACGGCGCGCGTACGTGCGGCAATGAACTGTTCGCGGCCGACACGTCGGCGCGTACGGGCGGCACGCTCTCGCGCCTGACGAAGAACGCGATCTTGCGCACTGCCGAAACCGACAAGGACCGCTCGATCGGCGTGAAGGTCGCGGCGGGGCCGCAAGTCGGCGCCGTGACGGGCCGTATCGCGCTGACTCTCTACTACATTCAGTAAGCACGGCGAAGCAGGGCAGTACATCAATAACGAAGGGGCTTAGATGCCCCTTCTTTCAAAGGACAACCATGAAGATCAAGTGCATTCTGTTGCGCCAAGGTGGCACGCATGTCGAACTGCGCGGCACGAACTACCACTTTGCGCCGCAAGCCGACGGCCAGCACGTCGCGGAAGTGACCGACGAGGCGCACATCGCGCGCTTCCTGTCGATTCCTGAAGCCTATCGCGTGGTCGTGGAAACGGCGCCGGCCGCACCGACGCCCGTAGCTGCGCCTATCTCGGCGCCGACGGCTGCGCTGAATCCGGGCGTTACCGACCCTGCATTGCTCGGCGTCAACGCTGTGTGGACGCCCCCGCCGGTTCCCCCGCAGGGTGGCGAGCAGGGCAACAGCGGTTCGAATGGCGGTTCGCTTGAGTCGGACGACGGCGATCCGGTCACGGACACGTCAGAGCTACGCGCCATGCTGGCCGCGCAATACAAGGAGCGTTTCGGCCGCTTGCCGCATGGCAAATGGGACGCAGCGAAGATCGACGCTGAACTGAAGAAGAGCGCCGAGTAATGACGATCATCGCGCAGGACGTACTGGACCGCGTAGGCAACGTGCTCAACGACGACGCGATGGCGCGCTGGACGTTGGCAGAGCGCTTGCGCTGGCTCCATGATGGTCTGCGCGAGATTGCCATGCGCAAGCCGTCCGCGCTAGAGCGCACCAGCGTTTGGACGCTCGTCGCGGGCACGCGGCAGTCGCTGCCCGATGACTCGCTTCGCCTGATCGACATGCCGCGCAACATCGCGGCCGATGGCACGACGCCAGGCTACGCGATCACGCCCGCATCGCGCGGCGAACTCGATACGCAGATGCCAGACTGGCACATGGCTCGCGCATCGGCGCGCATCAAGCATGTGCTGTACGACTACGAATCCGATCCGCTTCACTTCTACGTCTATCCGCCGGCTGCAGCTGGCACAAAGGTAGAGGCGCTCGACTGTCTTAATCCGCCCGTTGTCACAGCTGCCGCTGACGTTCTCCCGGTCAAGGACCACTACGTCAGCGCGCTCACGTCGTTCGTGCTCTACCGCGCGCTGTCGCGCGAGAGCGAGGACGGAAGCGGCCAACTCGCGGCCGCGCATTACTCGGCATTCGCTGGCGCGCTCGGCGAAGTGCAGCAAGCGGCGCAGGCCGCGCAAACCGCAGGAGTGTGACCATGCGCGATCTCGATGTTTTCTTGCCGAAGATTTTGCCGTCGGCGATGGGCGTATCCGAGCCGACGGCGCTCGACGCCGTGCGCGACACCATCGCGGAGTTTTGCAAGCGCACGCGCCTGTGGCGCTTCGACGAAGAGTTCGATGTGTCGACGGCCGATTCGCAGGCTATCGCGGCACCGTACGGCGCGCTGCTACTCGACATTGAGCGCGTGAACTTCAACGGCTGCAAGCTCGACCCGACGTCGACGCAATGGCTCGACTCGCATGTCCCTGACTGGCGCACCGCCGATCCGTCGGGCAATCCGAAGTGGTACACGCAGACCACGCCGGGAACCATCACGCTCGTACCGGCCGCCGCCGGCACTGTGCGTTTGTGGGCAATGCTGCAACTGAGCCAGGACGCAGAGCAGGCGCCCGACTTCATCGCGGACGAACACCGTGAAACGATCGCGCACGGCGCGCTTGGCCGGATTCTCATGCTGCCCGGCAAGCCCTACAGCAACCCTAGTCTCGCGCAGGCCCGCCAAGCTCTCTTCGAGCGCGATATCGACGGCCTCAAATCGAAGGTAATCCGTGGTCAACAGCGCGCGTCCGTCGGCTCGCGCGCGCAATTCCTGTAATCGCCCATGACCTTCCCGCCGATTCCCGACACGTTCATCGACGCGCCGAAGTCGCGCGTCATCCTGGTCCCGCCCGACTCGTCTCCGCTGATCGCGACCATCGCGAAGAAGCCCGACGAGCAGCTCGACTACGATTTCTATTACACGCGTTGGCTGGCGCCTACGGACACGATCACAAGCATCGTGGCATCCATCACGCCACTGGACCCGCCTGTCGCGATTGCGGGCACGCTGATCGACGCGACTGGCGCGATCATAAAGGTGTGGCTGCAAGGCGGCATTGGCGGCATGCGATACACCGTAAAGCTGACCGCGACGACGGCGGGCGGCCGCGTGAGCGAACAGATCATCGTTCTGAGCATCATCGCCGATCGACGTGCAAGCGGCGATCCGGAAGCGCTCGCGGACAGCGCGGCCGCGTCCGCCATTGCGGCCGCTGAATCGGCACTCGCCGCAGCCAACAGCGAAACGAATTCGAGCGCGAACGCGCAGGCGTCATCTGACAGCGCAGCGGCAGCGGATCTCAGCAAGCAGGCTGCAGCATCCAGCGCGGCCGCAGCGCACGATAGCGAAGTACTGGCGGGCCAGCATCAAGCAGCAGCCGCGCAGAGCGATTCGAACGCGGGGACCAGCGCAGGACAGTCGGCCGCAAGCGCGACGTTGGCGCAAGCATGGGCGTCGCAGCAGGCGGGCATGGTTGGCGGCGTCGATTATTCCGCGCGCTACTACGCTGCGCAGGCATCGACTAGTGCGGGCTCTGCACAAGCATGGGCCTCGCAGGCGGCCGGGCTCGTCGGTGGCATCGACTACTCGGCCAAGTATTACGCAGGGCAGGCCTCAACGTTCGCCGGAAACGCAAACACCAGCGCGGGCAACGCAGCGACGTCCGCAACCAGTGCTTCTGGCTGGAATACGCTCGCGCAGGCATGGGCTTCGCAAGCAGCCGGTCTTGTGGGTGGCATCGACTTCTCGGCGAAATATTACGCCGGTCAGGCGGCTGCAAGTGCATCTGCGGCGGCGGCTGGTACGTTCACTGTTGACATCAACCTGAACACCCACAAGGTCACCAACCTGGCGGCAGGCACCGCTGCGACTGATGGTGTCAACAAGAGCCAGCTTGATGCCGTGAATACCACGGCAGGCACCAAGGTTCCCCTGGATGGCACGACCCCGATGACGGGTGACCTCACCTTCAACAAGACCTCGCCGTACCTCTGGTTCAAGAAGGCGGGCATTTTGAACTGGGGCTTCGGGTACAACGACGGCTCCAACGTTGCGCTTAACCGCTACAACACCAGCACCGGGGCATACATAGACAGCCCCTGGTACGTCCTCTCGTCGACCGGACAGGTGACCATGTCCGTGCGCCCCACGTGGGGGGGTGTGACGCCTATCGACACAGGCAACGCGGCAAGTACCTGTGTCTCATACGCAGCTAACCGGCTTCGCCTTGCGGCAGGGGGTGGTAGCGATTCGGTGTGGAACTACGCCTCGCAAGGGGGTCAGCCTACGTACCTGTGGGGCACTAACGACGGCGTCAACTGCTACGTCTGGAACCCTTCGAACTTCAGCGTCAACTATGCGAACAGTTCGTACAATGCGAGCGGCCTAGTCTCTGGCAACCGGCTCACGTTTTCGTGGGATGGTGGCGCGGGGCACGTCAATCTGTTTATTGATGGGGGCCTGGTTGCATACGTCGCGTCGAACGTTTCGGATAGGAGCCTGAAAGAGGCCGTAGTCCTGAATAAGGATCGCGATGCGCTATCGCTGATCAACACGATCAAGTTCTATTCGTTCGACTGGAAGGCCGAGGGTGCGCGTGAGGCCCGCCACGAAGAGTCGGGTTTCATCGCGCAGCAGCTGCGCAACGTATCGCGTCGCTACGTGCATGAGCCGCCGAAGGGCGAAGATCCGATGACGCAGCCGATCGGCGTGAATGAGTCAACGCTGCTGCGTGACGCAATCCGCGCCATCCAGCAGCTAACCGCTCGCGTCGAAGAACTCGAAGCAGCAGGGCGCCACTAGGGGGAATGGTGAATTACCAGCAGACCATCAAGTCGGATGGCTCCGTCGATACCGACAGCATCGTCGCTATTGATGATGACGGCAGTCGGGATCTCGTATGGAGCAGTGCGACGGATGCTCGATGGATTGCCTATCAGGACTGGTTGACGGCGGGGAACAAACCTCTGCCCATCTATGCGGACCGCACTTTGCCAAACGCAATTGAAGCCTACGTCAACAGCATTGATGCGCGCGTCGCGATGATCTACACGAACTGGACACGCTTCGAGCGCGAGTACGAGCTACGGGAGGATGCCGCGCGCGCGTTCAAGGCGGCCGGTTATGCCGGCGATCCGGGGCCGTGGGTGAGTGCGTTCGCGACGTCGGCAGGCATGACGAATCAGCAATCGGCGGATCTCATCATCGCACAGGCCGACCAGTTGCACGCGGCACTCGCGACGCTCGGCGCACAGCGCATGCGCAAGTACGAAATCGCCAGGGCGGCGGATATCGCGGGCGCGCAGGCCACATATGCCGAAATTACAGCATCCATCAACACAATCGCGGGGGGGCTATCGTGAGACTGGCATTCTTCAAGGGACGTCATCCGGGCTGGAAAGGTCTGTTCGGCGTGCTGGTGAAGTGGTGGACGCGCGGCGATTTCAGTCATGTCGAACTCGTCGTAGAGGATCGCGGCACGAACGGTATCTGCTGGTCGTCAACGTTTCTCGATCATGGCGTGCGCAAGATGGTTGTGGACTTCGCACCGGGCGATTGGGTGTTCGTCGACCTGCCGACTACGCCCGCGCAGAACGCGGCCGCGATTGAGTGGTTCGAACAGCACGCGGGCGAGGCGTACGACGTGCGCGGCCTGTTCGGCTTCGTGCTGCGCCGGATTCCCGGCGAGAAAGGGAAGTGGTTTTGCAGTGAGTCTGTCGCGGCGGCGCTTGGCGTCGAAGAGCCGTGGCGATTTGATCCGGCGACGTTCTATCGCGTCGTCACAAATTGGTGCGAAATGGTGCGGCACCATGCGGCACCTGTGGAGACTGTCTGATGGCAATGAAGATTGCGAATAACGCCGTCTCTAAACTGGCGGCAGGGCTGGCGGTGGGCGGGACGACGGTGACGCTCACGCCTGGCGATGGAGCGAAGTTCCCGACGTTGGCCGCTGGCGATTCGTTCCCGATGTACCTCATCAAGGCGGACGGCAGTTTCGAGATCACCAAGGCGACGGCTATCGTCGGCGACTCTGTGACCGTGCAGCGCTCACAGGAAGGCACGGCCGCGCTGACGTTCGTCGCTGGCGAGCGCGCCGAGCTGCGCTTTACGGCGGCCGCCTACGAAGACCGCGTCAGCCAGGACTTTCTCAAGTCGAGATTGCTTGGCGTCATTTCCATGTGGGGCGGGACGATTGCCAATATCCCGGCCGGCTGGAAGCTGTGCGACGGCACGAACGGGACGCCCGACCTTCGCGCGAAGTTCATCGTCGGCGCTGGCGATACTGGCGCGCAATACGCTATCGGTGCTACCGGCGGATTAGACAGTGTCACGTTGACCACGGCGCAGATTCCCGCGCACGCGCACGGCGTAAGCGATCCGGGCCACGCGCACGGCATCTACGATCCGGGCCACTCGCATGCTGTCAACGATCCGGGCCACAAACACTCGGGCCTTGTCGGTACAGGCAACGGCACGGGCTATGCAACGGCGCAACCCTCGGGCCTTAACGTTGGTGACATGAGCATTGTCGGTACGGGTATCTGGCTGAGTGGTTCTGCAACCGGCATCAGCATGTACGCGGCCGGGACCAATATCAGCATCCAGAACACTGGAGGCGGGCAGGCACATGAAAACCGGCCGCCGTACTACGCGCTCGCATTCATCCAGTACAAGGGGTAAGCGCGATGACGACGCTGAAACTCACGCAGTATTCCGGGGAGATTCCGCGGCTGATTCCGCGTCTCCTTCCCGACACTGCGGCACAGCGCGCGGTGAATGTTCGCCTCGAGGATGGCGGGCTCACGCCTGTTCGCAAGAACAAGTTCATCACGAACATTCTCGGGTTCGATGCGGGCACGATCAAGACGATCTACAAGAACGGCGCCGAATGGCTGGCGTGGACGACTCAGGTAGACGCGGCGCCGGGGCCTGTCGCAACCGATCGTCTCTACTACACAGGCGACGGCGTGCCGAAGATGCGCGTCGCGGGCGTGTCGTATCCGCTTGCTGTGCCGCTGCCAGCTGGAGCGCTCACTGGTACGCCGTCGGGTACAGGCTCGGGCAACGTGACGACGTTGCTCTACGTCTATACGTGGGTCACGCAATGGGATGAAGAGTCGGAGCCGTGCGCGGCATCGAACTACATCAACTGGCAGACGGGCCAAAGCGTGACGCTGTCGGGCTTCACGTCGCCGCCGGCAGGGCGCGGCATCACGAAGCAGCGCATCTACCGAACGCAATCGGGCAACACGACGTCAGGCCTGTACTTCATCGCGGAGCGCGCGGCATCAAACTCTAACTACGTCGACGCGGTGAATCTGGCGGCCTCGCAGGAGCTTATTCCGTCGATCGACTGGAACGCCCCGCCGGATGACATTATCGGCCTCACGTCGCTTCCCAATGGCGTCATGGCGGCGTTTCGCGGCAAGGAGCTATGGTTTTGCGAGCCGTGGCGGCCGCACGCGTGGCCGGAAAAGTACGTTCTCACGACGGACTATCCGATTGTCGCGCTCGGCGCGTTCGGCGCCACGATCGCGGTACTCACGACGGGCAATCCCTACGTCGCGACGGGCACGTCTCCCGACAGCATGACGATGGAGAAGATCGAACAGAACGTGCCATGCATCAACGCGCGCGCCGTGGTGGATCTCGGTTACTCCGTTGCCTACCCGTCGAATGATGGCCTGGCCGTTGTCTCTTCGTCGGGCGCGTCCGTCATGAGCAATCAGCTTTTCACGCGCAGCGACTGGCAGCGCATGAGCCCGGCGACCATGATCGCGAGCCAGTTCGCAGGGCGCTATTTCTCCGCGTACGAATATCTCGATGCCGACGGCCGCGCGCAGCAAGGCTCTATCGAAGTGGACATGACGGGGCAAACGCCGTTCCTGTTGCGCACGGACCTGAAGCCCGAAGCGATGGCCTACGACATTCCCTCGGGCGCGCTGTACATGCTGTTCGGGACCGAGATCCACGAATGGGACCCAGTCGGACAGGCCAACGAAACGCTCACCTGGAAATCGAAGGAGTTCATCCTGCCGAAGCCGTCGAACTTCGGCGCCATGATGATCGACGCGGGCGGCACGCGCACGCCGGAAGAGCAGGCCGCGTATGAGCAACAGATTGCCGACGATGACGCATGGAACGCGGCGCACTTCAATAGCGCGTCGATCGAAGGCGAAGTCGGCGGCGCCGCTGTCGGTGCGTATGCCGTGGGCGATGACCTGTTGCGCCGCACGGATGACAGGCCGTTCGTGTCGGTCAACGTCTACGCGGACAAGAAGCTCGTCGCGAACGTCTCAACCCTGAACCAGATCGCGCGACTGCCGGCAGGCTTTGAAGCACGCATATGGGAATTCGAAGTCAATGCCAACACACAGATCGCGGAAATCAACATCGCGACAAACGCGAAGGAGCTGGCACTCATATGAGCATGGACTCGCTGAACATCGAGAGGCTCCAGCAGCTGACCGGCGAGCGCGGCGACAAGACGAAGGCCGCGATTCGTCGCGGCGACGTCTCGCTGTCGTCGGCGCCGATGAAGTCGAAGCAGATCACCGCGGCGCCGACGCAGGCCGACTACAACAACCTTCAGGCCGACGTCGCGCGCCTTTGGACCCTGTTTTCGTCCATCGCGCAGAAATCGTGACCAGTGGTAACGAAACACATACAATGTTGCGAATTCAGCACCAAGGCGGCGAAATGGCGATCTTCAGTGAAAAGGGCAAGACGCTCGAATTGATGAAGGGCAACCGTGCGGCGGCCGACTTCATCGAATTGATTGTCGACGTCCTGCATTTTTGGGATGACTTGATCGACCGCGACAAGCCGCTCCCCGACGAACTGATTAACCGCGTCATGCTCGACGCGCTCATCACGCTGCCGCGTAACCCGTTCTATCGCGCGAACTTCGACCCGCTGAACACCGTGCTCATGAACTCGATCACGAACTGGCACGTCGCGACGAAGTTAGAGCGCAGCGGCGACGAGTATCGCGAGCGCATTGCCTACATTCTGCGTTCGTCCTACGTGGACATGATCTCAACGGCCGCGCTGATCGTCGGCGGCCCGTCGTACGCGACGGAAGTGGCGGAACAGATTCGCCTGTACGCGCACAGCGAAACGTGGGGCGGCTATCTGGTGAATCTGCGCAACGAAACCAAGGCCCGCGAGGCGAAGGAGAAGCGATAAATGTGCTGCAACGCACCTAGCGCCCCGGCTTCGGACCCGGCAATCGGCCATGCGGCCGCGCAAGAAGCGCAGACGGGCGCGGACTGGCTCCAGTTCGCCAAGGATTCCTACGCGCAGGACCAGGTTCGTCAAGCGAAGACGGATGCGCTCACCGACCAGGTGACGCAGGCCCAAATCGACACGATGAACAGCAACAATGCCTGGGCCAAGCAACAACAGGACCGGCAGACGAGCGTTTTCCAGCCGCTTCAGGATGAATACATCAAGGAAGCGGAGAACTACGGTTCGCAGGCTAACCAGGACTCGCGCGCAGCAGAGGCGAAAGCCGATGTGCTCAACGCGGCCGCGACGCAGCAGGCATCGACGGCGCGCTCTATGGCGTCGATGGGCATCAATCCCGCATCGGGCCGTTGGTCGGCCACGACGCGCGCGGGCGACCTGAATACCGCTGTCACGGCGGCCGGCGCGTCGAACACGGCGCGTCAGGCTGTGCGCGACAAGGCGCTGGACCTGAAGGCGAACGCGGTGAACATGGGTAACGGCGTCGCGGCCAACACGGCGACGGCGTACGGGCTCGGCATCAACGCGGGCACTGCGGCCGTCGGCGCACAGGCGACAGCCAACAACGCGAACACTGCGAACCAGTCGATCATGGGGCAGGGCTACGGCGGCGCCATGAGTGGATACGCGGGCCAAGGCGGCACGCTTTCCGGGCTCTACAACAGCCAAATTCAGGCTTGGGGACTCGGTCAGCAGGCAGGCGCTTCGAGTTCGGCTGGTATCGGCAATCTCGTCGGCACGCTTGGCGGCGCCGGCATCATGGCTTTCTAACCACGCACACACACAAAAAATGGACAACACCATCGCAAAGCACGCGCGCATCGCGCTCCAGTTTTCCGCAGGAAAAGACAGCCTCGCCATGCTGCACCTGATGCGCAAGCATTGGGACAGGCTCACCGTGTATTGGGTGAACACTGGCGATGCGTTTCCGGAGTCGCTCGAAGCGGTCGAGCGCGTGCGCGCGATGGTCCCGCATTTTGTGGAGATCGACGGCAATCAGCCGCAGGTTATCGCGCAGTTCGGCATCCCGTCGGATATCGTGCCCTTCAGCGCAACGCCAATTGGCATGGCGAACGGCGGCGCCGTGCTGATGCAGGACCGCTATTCGTGCTGCATGCGAACCGTCATGCTGCCGCTCGCACAGCGCATGGTGGAGGACGGCATCACGCTGATCGTGCGCGGCCAGAAGGAGTGCGACGCGAACAAGGCGCCGCTGCGCTCGGGCGACGTCGACGAAGGCATTGAATATCTGTTCCCGCTCGAAGACTGGAGCGACGAGGACGTTATGACGTTCCTCGAGGAAGAGGGCGTCGAGTTGCCGCGCTACTACGAGTCGATGCGTTCGAATCCGCCGTGCCTGTCGTGCTCGGCATGGTGGGACGACGGCCGCGCCGCGTATCTCAAGAAGCATCACCCGATCCACTATGACGTCTATCAGCAGCGACTGAACGCTATCAGCCATGCGGTGGGCGGTCATATCGCGGCATTCAACATCGAGGTTTCCGACGATGGACGAAACACTGGATCCCAATGATCCGCTCGCCGCAGTCCGAGAGCAGCAGAAGAAGCAACAGGAAGAACTCGACCGACAGCAGCAAGAGCAACTGCAGCGTATGCAGCAGGCCCGCCAGCAACAGGCACAAGGCGGGCTGAACGGCAATTCGTCGCTCAACAACATGAGCAACATGCAGCAGTTCATGTCGCCCGCATCCGGCGGCCTCGGCGGATTTACGGGCGGGTCGGCGCCCGCTATCGGCGCTGGCACTGGCGAAGGCGCGACGGGCCTGTTTGGCGTGGGTGGCGGCGCCGAAATGGCGGGCGGCTCGACGGGCACCGGGATTTTCACGCTCGGCGGTGCGAGTGAAGGCGTAGGCGCGGGCAGCGCTGGCGCATTCACGATGGGCGGTTCCGGCGCGGCGGCCGGCGGTGGTGCGGCCGCAGCTGGTGGGGGTGCGTCAGCGGCGGGCGGTGGCGCAGCGGCGGGCGGTGCGGGCGGCCTCGCCGCTGCTGGGCCGTGGGCCGCGCTTGCGGTAGTCGTTCTCGCCCACAACAAATGGGCGACGAGTCATGACATTCATAAGAACGCGGATTTCTTCACGCAGCAGGCGCCCGCAAAGGATGGGCGCTACTACGCCGAAAAGATGAACAAGGTTATTCCGGGGTGGGGAACGGACGCGAAGGTATGGGGCGACCTGAGTTCATTCCGCGGAGGCAGTGCATTCAAGGATTGGAAGAAGAACCCGCTTGGACCTATCGGCGGTCTGTTCGGCATGGGTAAGGACTAATAGGAGCGACGATGGCATTCAATTTCGGTGCGTTTGGGGGTGGGCTAGGCCAGGGCATCAACAACGGCATCGCGCTTGGCCGCCAGGTTCAGGCGACGATCGACGAGCAGAACATTCGCGACCTTCAGCAGCAGGGCATGAAGGAGGCGAAGGCCGCTCGCGAGCAGGCTATCGGCGACAGCATCAAGCAGAACGGACTGCACGGTGCGGCTGATCCGCAGGCCGCAACCGACGCCGCGACGGCCGCCGGCACGAACATGAGCCCGGCGCTCGGCGGCATCATGGCGGGAACGGACGCGAGCCAGTCGCCGGCCGCGCAGATGCAGTCGCCAACGCAGGTTAGCGCGGCGGGCAGCACGCCGACGTTCTCGAAGGACCAACCATCGAGCTATAGCGTCGCTGGAAAGGAGTACTCCGATCTCGATAGCGCGCACGCAGCGGCCGAAAAGAACGCGCCGTCGACGATGGACCTGTTCATCAAGAACACCATCCCGCGTGTGTCGCAAATGTATCTCGCGCAGGGCGATGCGCAGCGCGCGCAGGCGTGGCAGGATTGGGCCGACAAGAAGCAGAATCAGGACAGCATGCACACCTGGGCGCAGGCGTATCAGGCCGCGCAGATGGGCGACATGGACACTGCGACCGATCTCATGGTCAAGCTGTACGACAAGGTGGACGACGGCATCTCTGTCGTGAAGAAAACGCCGAAGCTCGGACAGGACGGCCAGCTGCAGGCGTACACGATCACGCTTAAGCAGGACAAGACCGGCAAGACGTGGGACCAGGAAGTGACGCCGCAGGCGCTGATGCAAGCCGGCATGGCGGGCCTGTCGCCCGACAAGCAGTTCGAAATGAAGTATCAGGCCGACGTCGCGGCCAACTCCGCGAAAGCCAAGGCTGCGAGCGAAGCGGCGCACGATGGGCGCGTCTACAAGCAGGCGCTTGCGCTCGCCGGAATCAGGGGCGACCAGGAGGCGGCAAGCGACGGTCGCAAGGCTGTCACCGAGGCTTCGCTCGAAGACAAGAAGCACGGCAACCGCATGGAAGAGGACACCGTCAAGGCTCAAGTCGAAGTCGCGCAGCTCGGCGCCAAGGAAAAGGCGAAGGTCAATGCCAAGGTAGACGCGCTGCGCGCGGCGGGCTATGGCGACGACGATATCAAGGGCTTCATGCCGATGCTGCTGAATGCAGACTCGTACAAGAAGCCGACGTCGCCAGGCGAATCGCGGCGCATGGCGTTCGACGCGCGTATGAAGGGAGACTTTTCGTTCGCGCAGAAGTCGCCGGATGAACAGAACAAGATCATCGACGGCGACATGGCGATCATCAACGGCGGCGGCTCGCCGTCTGCCGCAGCGAAGACGCCGAACCCCTTCGCGAACCCGGCCGCAGGCGGGCTCCCGGCGCCGACTCAAAAGACGTCGGCCAAGGGCAAGGGCATCCCCGTCTACGATACGAAAACCGGCCAGATCGGCTATCAGTAAGGTGCGCTCCGCGCGTGTTAAAGTTGGTGCGATTTTGTGACCACATGGTCTAAAATCGCACCACTCAACACGCAAAGGGTACGCCGTGGCAGACAATCCGTTCCTGCAAAATCCGCTTGACGCGCTGACCAACCAACTCAACGCGCAGGCGCAAGCGGACTACGCCACTCCGCTACCCAAGATCGAAATGCCGACGCGCGCTCCGTCGGCGCCGTCGTCCAACGATGGCTCGCGCGGCGCGGCCAGCGGCGGCACGGAGGATCTTCTCCCGCCTGCGAAGTATCGCCCGATCTTCGATGCGACCGCGCAGAAAACCGGCGTGCCGGTCAATGTCCTGATGGCGCTCGCGCAGCAGGAATCGCGCTACAACCCGAACGCAATCGGCCAACAAACGCAGTGGGGCCGTGCTAAGGGCATGGCGCAATACCTCGACGGCACCGCATCCGATCGCGGCATCAACCCGTTCAATCCCGACGAAGCTATCCCGGCGATGGCG